CATATATGTAGCTGTTATTTGCACCTCTGGTGGAGCGGAGGGCTTCTCCGCTTCGGGCTCCTCCTCATCCCTCTCGTTCAGTCGCTTCTCTTCCGCAGCCATCGCTTGCTGCTGCTCAGCGATCATTTCCCGTTGGAGCATGCGCAAGACGGGAGCCAGCCCGCCGAACACCTCGTCAAGCTCAGTCCAGGACTTAGGCCCGAACCCGTCGATGTTCTTCACCAACTCCGACTTCCCTGCGGCGTGGGCTTCGCGGGGCGTGGCGAAGTATTCCGCCGCTTTCTTGGTGCGCCCGCCGAAGTCGTCCCACGTCGGTTCGGTGAGGGCGTGGGCTTCAGGCTGGGGAGCATCTTCGCCTGTGAGCATCTGCACCACGCCCGGAGGGAACGCTTGGAGCGCCTTGACGGAGGGCGGAACCTCTTCCTCCTCCGCAGGAGCCGGGGCCTGGAGCTTGGCACGCACCTCACTTCGCTGTTCGTCCACCTCTGCGCCGGTAGGTGGTCCCCAGCCCTTCGGACGGGCCGGAGCCTCGGACTCGGGTGCCGGCTCCTCTTCGGGCGCTGAGGTCTTCGCTACTGGGGTTCCCCAACCCTTCGGGACTACGGGAGCATCCTCGCCGTGATCCGTAGCGTGTGTTTTGAATCCTAGTTTCTTGAGAGCCATCTTATCCTCCTTGGGTTGCACCCTTACGGGCGAGGGAGCGGGGTAATCCCGCAGAACTTCAGCGTTCAACGCGTCGAGCAATCTGCTCTGCGTGATGTCCTTATCTGCCAGAGCCGATTCTACGATCTCGTCAATGGTGTCCTCTACGCAAATGGAGTGGTTGACCACACGATCCGACGTAGACCCCTGACGATAGATCCTGCGGATCGTCTGGTCATACATCTCCAGGTCCCACGTCTTGCTGAACCAGCAAATATGGCTGGCTCCGGCGCCCTGGAGGTTCAGCCCGTGGCCCGCACTCGCCGGGTGAACGAGCAGCACAGGCAGCTCACCTCGGTTCCACTGGGCTTCGACCTCAGCGATGCGTTTGCCAGAGAGCCCGGACAGAGTGGGTGTATCTTCGCCCAGCCGCGCTTGGATCCGCTTCAAATCGTGTTGGAACTCATAGGCCACGAGCAGCGGCGTGCCGGATAACTCCTCAATCAACTCCTCCAGAGCTTCGAGCTTGGTGTCATGCACCTCCACCCATTTCTTCTCCGTCTCATTGCTCAGGTACACCGCGCCGTTGGTCATCTGCTTCAGCTTGGAGTACGAAGCGGCGGCGTTCGCAGCCGTGATCACACCCTCCGGCAGCGAAAGGATCATCTCCTGCTTCAACTCTTCGTACTTCTTCCGAGCAACCGGCGAGAGCTGGACGGTGATCTTATGATCCACGAGCGGAGGCAGATCCAGGTAGTCCTCCGCACTCATCCGGAGCACGTAGGGCGCAATCTTCGCTTCGATCCGCTCGGCGGCTCCGGGGCGGATGTCGTAGCTGAACCCGTCCCAGCCCTTCGTGAAGTATTGGTCACGGAAATACGTGACGTAGCGTCCGAGGGCTGCGCCGTCGTCCAGCATCAGCATTTGCCCGAACAGATCCATGTAGCCGTTGGGTGCCGGTGAGCCGGTGAGCCCCCATCGCCGCTTCACTTCTTTCAGCTTACCGCGGAGCTTCTTGGACCTCTTGGCCCGGTGGTTCTTGAACTTCGTGATCTCATCCAGAACCACGGTGTCCCACGGCAGATCTGATCGGCCATAGAACTGCTGGGTGAGCCAGGCCACGCCCTCGGGATTGATCAGGTGAATGTCTACGTTTGCTGCCAGAGCCTTTTCCTTCTTCGGGCCGTGGATCAGACTGAACGTGAGATCTCTGAACTGCGTCCACTTCCTCCCCTCCTGTCGCCACACGAGCTGACAGACCCGGAGCGGAGCGACCACCAGCATCTTCTTGGCCCGGCCCTGCTCCTTCAGTTGCCTGAACGCTTCGAGCGTGATCGCTGTCTTGCCGAGCCCCGGGTCCAGGAACAACGCAGCCGAGCCTCGCGTAAGGAGGTGCTCCACGGCCCTGCTCATGTAGGGCAGAGGCACCCAGGGCTCGTGGTCCCTTACCAGGCGTGTTCTATAAGGAGAAAAGTTCATCTATGATCACTTTACCAAAGTCGAAGTTGTCGCATGTGTAGACTGAGAAGCCTAGATCAATAAGGCGGATCATTCGGTATCTCTGGATTTTACTCGCCTTTTTCCCCGGAGCTTTCATCTCCATGAACAGTGTTTTCCCAAATGGCCCGAAGATCTCCAGATCCGGCCAGCCGACCTCAGCCCCCGGGGCTTGGTAGTTCCGCTTCACCAACAGGCCGTGGTGACGGGCGTACCGGATGATTTGGCCTTGGACCTTCGATTCTTCGCTCATCCGAACCTGCACGTTCCGGACTGTGAGGCTGAGTGGGCGCACCAGTTGCAATGATGCCCAGGGCGCGGAGCGAAGGTATGGTCGAGAAGCATGGGCTCGACCTTCGCCTCCCACTTCCGTTTAAACTCGGTCAACTGCTCTCGAGTGTAGGTGAATACGCTCTCCGTGCCCAGATCCAGATACCAGAACCGGACGTTCATCTCCGTGACTCGTGGATGCCTCATGAACATGGCGATGGCATACAGCTCAGCCTGGTCCTCATGAGAAGCCGATTCGCGGCCCGTCTTGAAGTCTACCACATCAGCGGTATTGTCCTCGTACACCACGCCCACGTCCAGAACGGCGCGGAACCACGTATCGCTCCCGAACCAGTCCGTAGCGGTCCACTTGTCGGTGAAGCCCCATTGCTGCTCCACGAGAGGATCCAGCGAGCGGAGGTGCATCATCAACTCCCCGAAATGTTCCCACCCCGGAATGTTCTTGCGTAGCTCCCCGGCCCCAGCCATGAAGTTCGCCAGTACATCGTGCGCCTTCTTACCCTTCTCCAGAGCAGGGGCTGGGGGCTCAGGTAACTTGTCGAGAAACTTGCACTTCGCTTGGAACGGGCACTTGTCGTGGCAAGACCACCGGCTGTAGCTCCAGGCTTTGAAGGATTTTATGTGCATTACGCATCTCCCAGCGGCACGGTGAAAGTTTCGCCAGGGTAGAGCGTTATAAAACATCGACACTCAAGCACAACTGGCTTCTCTCCGTCTTTGAAGGTGACTTGGTAATCAGCCAAGGCTACCTCTTCATCGAATGGCCCAAACTCGAAGCGCGGTGGGTCCAGTAGCGGTTTACCCTCTGCGATCACCTCACCATCAGTATTCCGCGCCCAACAGCGCAGCCGTTCGGTGTCACCGCCAAGCGAAACATCAATCACATCTTCACTCATCACTACATCACTTTCTCCAGTTCGCCCCACCGCTCACCCATTTTACCGTCTGAGCGCATGGGAACGTCGAGTTCAATATCCTCCATCACGCATTTCAACATTTCCATGTTCTCATAAATGTACTCCCGGGGAGAGCTTAGGTTGATTTCATCATAGACCGTGAGCAGGAACCGTGCTTCCCACGTATTCCGTCCTTCAGTATAGTACCACCGGCAAAGGGCTTCTTTGGTAATGTCAGCCGCTGAGCCCTGGACGAGATAGTTGATCAGCTTGTACTCCCAGGTGTGCCGGCGACCTTTGACGATCTTCGGCGGCTCACAGTAATACAGCCGCCCTCCCCAGGTCCGGATCGGCTCTCCCCTACGGATCAACCGCAGGATCTCATCGGAGACAATCCTTCTGCCAGGCAGCGCCGCGTCGTGGAACGCGATGATTTCTTTGGCCTCGGCCAAGCTCTTACACTTCGCCTGAGCCTGCACGGCGCCTGCCCCACCCCCGTAGAGCCGAGCGAACGTGACATTCTTCACCCGCGTCCGCTCTAACTCCTGCCCGGTGGTGCGCTGGATCTCTTCCTTGAGCCATCCGTGGGGGTCAAGGCTGGGGTTATCTCGGTACGCTTCAGCCAATTCTCCACTCTCGTAATGAGCAAAGATTCGTACCTCCTGTCCGCTGAAGTCGCGGTGGAGGAACACCTCCCCCTCATCTGGTAAAACATATCGGCGTACCAAGGGCAAG